TCTGCTCTTACCAGTACCTAACTCTCTAACCCTTACGTCATGGGGCAAGATATGCTCTGCTTTAAGGTAGTCATTATCCTTAATCCACTTAACGTAGTGGTCTAAGCCTACGCCATGATTCTCGTAATAGTCGATCAATCTAATCTCTGTACCCACAAGTTGAGCCACCCAGATAGATGTAGAGTCACCCATACCCAAATCCCAAGCAGTAAAAGTTCTACTGAGTTCCTCCCAAGGAATCTCTTGCATATGCTTTTTGTCTTCTAGTTCATTCAGGATTTGTCCATAGTATGAACCCTCTACGGCAGCGTCAAAGCTACACTCAAACTCTTGGCGGTACTTATCCTCACCCATCTCATTACGAGCAGCCTTAAGTTCTACATCATCAACTACCTTTGTCTCAGAGGCTTTGAACTCCAGTAAACCCCAACCTTCCTCTTTCTCAGCCCTGTCTCGCAGTTCTTTGAAGTGGTTATGGCCTTTAGGTGTCCCAATGAAAAGACACCAACCTTTACGATCTGTTAAAGCAGGTCTAACAATGTCTGTCCATATCTTAGGGTTTTGATCTCCCACCTCATCAATGATTACGCCATCAAAGAACTGGCCTCGGAGTGAGTCTGGATTGTCAGAGCCATATAACTGAATACGCCTACCCCAGAAGTCAACTCGCAACTCTGAGATATTCGTAGTTCCACCAAGAGGCTGTGTGTACTTGACTAAGTAATCCCAAGCTACCCTCTTAGCCTGACCATAGGTAGGCGCAATATAAGCGTATCTGGGAGTTTCTTTTTCGTTTATGACTGCTTCACGGATTAAGTGATTAAGCGCAGCTACAGTCTTGCCGAACCTGCGATGAGCCACAACTACTGCAAAGCGTTTGCCTTCCAGTAATTCGTGAACTCTTAATTGATGTTCCCTTGGCTTGTAGGGAATTTCGATTACTTCGCCCATGTGACCTTCATTTCAATAGGTTTATTGGAATCACCAGTTAACTCAGTCCTAGCCAACTTAGGAATGTGATACTCAACAACACTTTGAAACATCTCAAAGGCTTTTGCAGGGTTTGGTTTAATTTCGTTAGCAGGGTCACCATACGCAACAGCATCAAGCCACTCAGTAAGCCTGTGAGCGTTTTGGTCAACAAACAATGCTATGGCTTGTCTAGCCTCTTGCGTAGCCTTATTTGGCGTTCCAGCCACTCTACCGCCTGTTTTAACTCCATTAGCCATATGCAACCTCTCTAAATAAATCTACTTTAGATTGGTCAATCATTTTTGGATTAACTTTGTTGTAAGAAAGCAGTAATCTAGCAGCACAAGCACGAGAGCCTATGCGCTCAATAAGTTTCTCATAATCTTGTTTAACAATGCGTTTTTTAATGGCTGTGCATCCATTGCCACCTTTGTATTTGTTTAGGATTGGCTTATGTAGCGAGATGAATTCCACCTCTTTTGCATAAGCTAATTTTTCTGATGCAAATGTCTCAAGTATTTCACCAGACAATTTAAAGTTCTTCTTTTGAACTTCAAACCTTCGTCCAGAGCCTTTGCCTATATAAACAATTGAACCTTCTTCGTTTTTTATAGCATAGACATAGAACTTGTTTATCGGTCTTCCGACTTGTGCCATTTTGTTTGACTCCTCTAGGGTTGGTCAAGGTTAATTATCGAATACCAAGAGCCTCTCTCAAAACTCTCTTGATGTAGTCCTTTTGATCTAGTTTACTACCTTTTTCTACTTTTTCAACAGCATCAGTAATTAACTCAAAGTATTGTTCGCTTGTAAATGCTTGCTCTCTTTTGGTAAACCAGTAGTCTTTTAGACCTTTAATCCATGCTGCTGTAAAAAAGAAGCAAAGTATAAATGCACCCCATTGGTCTGCCATATATGATGAATAGAACCAGAATGGCTGTCCAAGCAATCCAAATATCGGTGCAAACTTTCTGTGACTTTCTCTTTTATCTTGAAGTAACCATATTGCCACTAACTCTGTTACGGCAATAAACAACTGCTCTATCATTTAAGCAAACCTTCTATGTATGTCCAATCAGGCATGATGCCTGTTTTTTGTTCTGCGTAAATTGTTTCAGAGGGTGAGGCTTTTCTATTGAACTCACCAAATGGGCCATAGTTTACCCATGAATTCTGACCACGAGTCTCTGATGTAACGGCTGGCAATGCCTCTGGTGAATACATCCTTGCATGAGCTTGGAAAGCATTTTCTTCACCACCTGCACGAAATCCAACACCATGTTTGCCATGACCAAATACATCGTGAACAGCACGAAATACATCGTTGGCAGTAACATCTTTGCCGCCCCACTTTTCACCAGTTTTCATCAATAGTGGGTTTGCTTGTGATGCTTCCACTAACGAACCAAAACCCTGTTCTGTTGGAAATACTGACAATCTTTGATTTTGCACAATATCATTAATTGCATTTCTAGGATTGCCATAAATATCACCACTCTCAGGCATGAAACTAAATGTATAGCCTTTTTTTCTAAGAGCTTCATATTGTTCCATGGTTTCTTCAATCATAGCGTCATAAGACTTTTTAACAGCCTTATTGCTTGGATTGTTTTCCATCTTGTCGTAAGCATCAGCTAATCGTTTTGCCCGATTTTGGTCAATTTCAGCATATTTTAGCTGTGGGCTATAAATCAAACCTTTTTTCTCAGTTAGGTCTTTAGCAATATCAACTAATCGTTGGTCAGTTCCAAATTCCTCAATACGACCACCAACATCAACCTTGCTTAAAAGTCCTTCAAGTGGTTTACCAATAAATCTTGATGGTGGCAGCATTGCGCTTTGGCTACCTTGCGCCATACCTTGCAAAATATCAGCAGGTAATCCACCACGCTCCATAATTTGTGGCACTACTTTTTCAGCATATTTTTCACCTGCACGACCAACAGCCATAGCTGCTTTATTTGCTCCAGATACTACTGGTGACAACATTGGTGCGGCTTGACCTAACAAACCAAGAGCAAAAGCTGGCTCTGCTACTTTTTTAATCTTTTCGTAATCAGGATTAAGAACGCTAAAACCCATTTCATCAGGTCTAGTTCCTAACAATCCTTGGACAGCCGCATAGGTTAATGGGTCTGCTAATGTATTGACATCACGCTGTCCTGCCAAGGCTCTAGCCCTAGCACCTTGACGCTGTAAGTTTGGATTACCAAAAAATGCGCCAAGATCAGCCATTATTTCATTCTGCCCATCTTGCGAGCAGCTTCACTAATAGCAATGGCAACCGCTTGCTTAGGATTCTTAACGACTTTACCGCCTTTGCCAGAGTGCAGTTCACCCTTGCCAAACTCGTGCATGACAGTAGCCATCTTAGCCTTGCCAACTTTGTTCATCTTTGGAGTTTTCATTAGACCACCTGTGTAATAGAAATATCAACAGCAGTACCGCCACGGATAACTGCTACTTTATCACCGCCATTAACTTTAAAATAACCAACAGAATTAGGAGGCATCATTGGGCTTGTTGTCAATGAAGCTGTTGGGTTTGAACCAATCTGAAAGTGACAATGCGCTCCGCTACTTGTTGCCAAACGGATAATTGTGCAACCAGCATCAAAAGCATTAGACTGAACACTAGAAGCAGTAACAGTCAATACTTGGGTTGTTCCAAGTTCATAAATCTGCGTCAATTGACCATTATCATCACGAACTAATTTACTCATTTAAATTCTCCAGTTGATTACCATTTGACCTTATTGGCCCAATATGCCGCACTCATCTTACCCTTGGCAATATTTTCCGCATGACGAGCCTTGAACGCTTCGTTACGCTTTGTGCCATCAGGTGATCCTTTTACACCTTGCTGACCAAAACGAATAAGTTTTACATCTTCACCAGACTTCGCCAAAACAGCGTGAGACTTGGTAGGATGGTCAGGAGTTCTCTTAGGCTTGTTGTAGCCAGAAAACTGCTCTGAGCCTCGTTTAATCACTTCTTTTTAGCAGTCTTAGCTGCTTGCTTAAACGCATCCGCAGTAGGCGCACCCTTCGAGCCAACTTTACGCATACGCTCTGGAGTTTTACCAGCCGCCTTTTGCGCTTCGATGCGCTTTTTCTTTGCATTGATATTGGCATATAGTCCCATCATTCCAGCAGCTTGTTGGTTAGTCGCTCCCATATTCATCTCCCATATCGTTAGACATATTTTCTGACATTTTCTCGGAATCATCAGTAATCGGGCCACCAGTTACCCAAGCACTACAAGTCCGCATAGAAGCACACTTAAAGTCCCAAATCTCGCAGTAACCCAAGTCGCCAGCATCAATTACAGCCCATGCGTCAGTCTCTGTGTCACCAGTTTTTAAGCCAGATTCAATACAATCTAACATCTTTGTGGTCTGAATGAAAGCAGCACAGTTACCGCAACGAGACTTTTTAGCTTGCTCTGGTGAGTTTCTCCAGACTTTAGAGATTTCACGCCAGTAATCCATGTTCTGTTCGTTAGGATTCATTGGGCCATAGTTAGCTTTATCAATGGCTTTTTGACGATTTTCTAGGTTTATAGATACATCGCCTGTTGCTACTGGACACGCATCGCCATTTTTCTCTTGGCTTTGTATCTCAATCTCAATTTTTACTGATGGCTCGAGTAGTCCAGACATAGCTATTCCTGTGGAGTTTGTACCATTATCTCATAAAAAAAAAGAGAGTACAAGACTCTCTAAAAACTCATGGCAACTGAGTTAACCTATTTTAGCAACTTTCCTAGCGTTTCGTTTAGGACAGTCATCTCTGTATGCTTCATAACTGACCAAATACGCTTTTGCCCATGAATACCATTAAAAGAACCCTGATGGCAGTCCTTGCATAGCGGAATACAAAGATACTGCTGGTGTTGTTCCATGTGGTGAGCATCTGATGGCCCAGATTGACCACAGACCCCACAAGGCAATTCTTTAATCCTTGCAAGATGCAGACGCTCACGAGCATTAGGTTTATTGTTCATTTCTTGCTCGAATGGCATTAGCACACCATAAAGCCGCACCATCTTTTTCCCAATGGCTTTCACATAACCTTGCACATTCCTCACGCTCAATCAGCACTGCGGCTTTTGTAGCCTCTGCCGTCCAATGGTAAAGTTGGCCTTGCGCTCTCAAAATCTGTTTACCAAGGTTGCTGTGCTTTTCAACTTCGTTGAAGGCTTCTTCTTCTTCTGGAGTCCAATCAGTCATTTTTGCTCCTTAGTTTGGCTTCAGTTCGTTGCACACAGTCACGCAACAGTTCGTCAATAAATCCAAATTCTTGTTCTATATCCTCATCGGTCAGTCCTACCCATGTGCGCTGTGGTGGGGTGGTGTAACAAGTCATTCGAAACTCAGGTTTTAGCCTGTCGTAATGTTCTTTTGAAATAGACATCCACAGATGGTCTTTGGTCAACCCGTAATATTCAGGCTCGTCCTTCGCTTCTAGTGCGGCTTTAATTTCATAAATTGTGTCCCACACTTTTTGTTCCGAATAAAGTCTTTGGCCATTTCTCAACAATCTAAATGTTTCGTCTCGCACTTCATTTAATGTGCTTAATGCAAGGCGTAATGCTTTGTCTTTAGTCATGCTTGTCCCCTTAATTTCAAGCCGCGCTCATTTAAACGTTCAATGATTTCCTTAATGCTTTTACGTCCCAAATTTGGAGTTTTAAGCAAGCGTTGCTCAGTGCATCCAATCAACTGTGTGATTGTGTAAATTTCTTCTGCTTTTAAACAATGCTCAGACCGAACAGTCAATTCAAGATTTTCAATACCATCGTCAACTATTGCTTCACGCAAAACCCACTTGTTGATAATTTCTTGTCTACGTTCAAGCATATCTTCTGCAACACGATAAGCATCACGAGCAGATTGCGGAAAAGCCTTTAAATATTCAATAGCAAGTTGGTCTAATAATTCTTCTTTCATCATAATTTTCCCCTTGCGCGAATGGCTTTAGCGCACCAATTGGCTGCGTTCCACCCTGTTTCTTCACATATCCTTGCACACGCCTCACGCTCATGCTGTGCTACTAGCTTGGCAAAAGCTTCAAGACTTTTATCAATATCATCAAACACCCATGCGTCCATCATCGGTAATTCAGAAAACATACCGCCAGCCTGTCTAGCCATCTCAATGATTTCATTTTGTTTCATAGCGGTGCGTCCTCTTCATTCTCAGGGTTGAACTTAGGCACTTTGTTGCCTTTGTCCTTAGGGTTTGGAAATGGTGGGAAAGGCCAAGTCATGCTTTTACCTGTAACGAAATAGGAATGTAAATACAAGCCTTATCCTTGCTGTTTTTAACAACAACACCATTTGGCCCACGCCTCTTGCAGTTATTGCATTTAGCGTCAGGCTCTCTTGGTAAACAGTTAAGAATTTTCATTCTACATATTCTTCTGTGTATTTGTAGTTCTGCTTATGCTCTCTAAAACGCATAGCAGCTTCGATCTCTAATTCTTTCATCTGCTCGTCAGAAAACAAACCTACAACATCCTTACCTTCAAACCAAACTTCAATGATTGACTCGTTAAAAGTTCCGTCTTCATCAGACTCGTATTCATAAACAACTTTAACAACTTCGCTACCTTGACCTGCTGTCGTATCAAATTCCCATGTACTCATTTTCTTAATCCTTAAAAGTACCCTTGCGAATTGCTTGGGCTGATGTGATTCTAGTATAGTTTACTAAACACAACAATATAGGGACTTTCCCTAATCACAAATCAATTCCGTTATTTGCAGCCCACGAGTAAAGCCACTCTACAAATTCACTTGCCATCTCTTTAGTGAAATTACGAGTCTGAAATCCCAACTGAACTATTCCAGAGCCATCAAGATTTGGAACTACCTTTCCTTGGATGTTTTCAACCTCTCGCAAATATTGGTCAACTAGTAAGCGCTTCCAATCTTCAGCAGACCACTTAGCGCCCATGTGCTGTGCTTGTTTAGCAATGTCACCAATCATGGCATGATACTTTTCCTCTTGTTCACGAGTCTTGCTTGCTAGTTTGAATTCCATTGTCAGATGTTTACCAGCATCCAATGCTTTGGTTATCTTTTCCCAATGAAGACGAATACTAGTTTTCGCCTGTTCTGTGCTTGTTAGGTGAATAATCATTTGACAACTCCGATCATTCGTAATGCCGCTTCTGGGCTATCTATTCTTGCCAAGGTACTTCCAGACCAATTCTCGAAAAAGTCGGCTTGTAGCTTGGTTAAACGCTTTTTAGAGTCTGTTTTAATCTCCACTAAAAAAGTGTGATTCTTGTAGCCAACCAAAAGATCAACTGGTAAGCCAATAATCCAGACATAAGCGCCAGCACCTCGTAAGGCTGAGACTATCTGTTCTTGGTTTGCGTCTACCCTAGCTGCTCGTCTCATTCGAGTGTCCCATCTTTAATCATGTTCATGTAGGTGCGGATACGATCTCTAGCACCAGAGCCATAGATTCGTTCTGCTCTCTCTAGCCGACCACGCACAAAGTCACGATCTTTGTTTGTTTCCCAAGTGCGATAGAGTTCCCGAGCCTCAGACTGCTCAAGGATTACTCTATCGCTTGGGTTTTCAATCGTGCGTCTGCTGTAAGTCACCAGTTAATTCCAATGCTTTGTTTATCAGGTGTAAAGGATAAGATACGCCTTCACGCACCTTGTCTAGTATTTTGATTGCTGTTTCGTGGCTCATGCCTTCCTCCGCAGCTCTGCCATCTTAGCCAAGACTTCAAGCGGAATCGGCACTGCTTTTTTGTCATCAGCCTTGATCTTTTCTAAAGCGGCATCAGGCTCATTTTTGGAAGGAACTGTGAGCCTAACAATGTCGGCAGGATTATTTTTAATTTCAAAAACATCTTGCCAACTAGAAGTAATTGATTTTTCAAGTACAGCTTTTATATCTTGACCATTTGATTTAAATTTTATTAACTTATCAACAATCAATTTTTTTGCATAGTCTGTAGCTGGTTTACCTATGCGCTTTCTCATCTGCACAAAAGCATCCCAAGTTTCTTTTTCAATCCAATCTGGCAAAACAAAAGCAACGCTAGTTGCGCCATTTTTGTTTTCTATAATACTCTTCTCTTCTCTTCTCTTCTCTGGTAACGTTTTTGTAACGCTTGATGCGTTACTATTTGCGTTACTTTCATCGTTACTTCTGTGTTTTTCTTGTCTATTTTTTCCTAAAGCACGCTTTTTAGCCGTTTCTCCATTGTGATAATCAAAATTTGGAAGACTAAGAACATGACCATCTTGGTTTAGCCATCCTACAAAAGCCATTTGTTCTGCAAACCCTGTAACGCCAGCCAAGCGATCAAGTAACGCATAAGTAACGCTAAGTGCGTTACCATCTAATGTATGTGTATCAAACCAAGACCAAATGCGAACAAGTTTTCCAACTACTGCATCGGGGTCTAAATTCATCCTTGATGCGATAGCAAGAACTTCTGGTTTGTCTGGCGTATCTTTTTGAACTTTAATCCAATCACCAGCCATATCAAGCCATCCAGTCTGCTGAACCAACAACTTGAACGATAAGGTATCGCTCTGTGTTGTTTTCTTTAGATAAACGATTTGCCTCTTTTAAAGCCGATTCTTGTGATTCATGTATGCAAGTAAAACGCATACTTTTTATGTTTCGGCTTTGACGCATTACTGCATACATACCATGCAAATTTTTTAATTGGGTTTCGCCTATCACCACTTTAGGGCTAGGCTTTTTGAGACTAAGAGTAGCCATATTTAACCTTACTTCATTGGTTGACTTCACAAGACACGCTGATGGCAGGATGGTGAAGAATCATCTTTTCGGGAGCTACCCTAGCCGCGTAAAAAACATTATATCAAATCTTTTGATTGTTACTTATTCCATTAGTAAAGTATGGATTGCCTTTAAATAACTGACTAGCTTGTTGTTTCATTACTCTGTACTCAGCAGCAGTAAAGATACCTTTTGCGTTACGCCAATCAAATGGATTGTTCTTGTCCCAAGGCTTTTCTTCTTTAGGCTTCTCAATCATGTGATCTGCCAGCGTGTATTTAGCAACCCATCTTCCTTTATCTTTAACTTGCTCTGTCGTTAATTTACCTTGGTAACGTAGCTTTTTAGCTGTTGACAGAACTGTCTCTTTAGTCATCCCTGTTTTCTCTACTATCTCCCTCGATGTGAGTGAGCCGTTTTGTAGTGCTTGTATTACTTGTGCTTGAGTCATTGAACCAGTCTGGCCTTAATTCTTTTAGTTGATAGATGCGTAGTTGAGGGATTGTCTTCCAATGAAAGACAGCCGCCCTAGTGATTCCAAGTATTCTAGCAAGCTCACTCTGTGAGCCAGCAAGTGTAGTAGCAGTTTGTTTATCCATCTAAACAGTATAGCAAAGAATTTATTTGTTGTTTTTAGGGTAAACACCTAGATAAATATATTGTTTAGTCTGTTTACTTTGCTATACTTCAGTCAGCCCAAACAAAACGTGAGGGTCTTTTTAAGGAGAAGCAAATGAAAAGCAAGATTATACAAACGATAGTTGAGTGCGTGTTAGCAATCATTGTTTTCGGAGGATGGGGCGTAATGCTCGCATGGAGAGGATGATTAAGCTAGTCACACGAGAAAACGCAATTAAAGACTTATCTCATGGCGAGTATTGCTGTTACTGCTGTGAGCCAAAGACTAGCGGCTCTTGCTGCTACGAAAACCACTTTGTACCTTTCCAAGATTTGTACGAAGAAGATAAAGAAGCAATGATTGAAGAATACTTAAAGGATAATTGAAATGGTACACAAGAAGTTAATGCAAGCAAGAATCCTCTTGCAAAACGCACCTCTTAAAAAGTCTGGTCACAATAAGTTTGCTGGATACTCATACTTTGAGTTAGGCGACTTCATACCAACGATTAACCAAATATTTAATGAGATTGGTCTTTGTGGTGTAGTGTCCTACGATACAGAGATAGCAAGCCTGACCATCACAGATACAGACGATGGTACTAACATCGTTATCACATCACCAATGGCTGACGCCAACCTAAAAGGCTGTCATCCTATCCAGAACCTCGGTGCAGTCGAGACATACACCAGACGCTACCTTTGGGTCACAGCAATGGAGATCGTTGAACACGATGCTCTTGACTCATCTGCTCCACTTAAAGAGCAAGTAATCATCACGCCTACACAAGGCATAAAAGATACGATTCCTGTAGAGGAATTACGATACCTAGAGGAATTAGCAATTGATTTGATTGCTACTTGCGAACAGGGAAACCCCAAGGCTGCTTGGGTAAAGCTGGAGTCCGAGAAATTAGACTCTGAACAAAAGGTAGCACTATGGACACTAATGCCTAGCAAGGTGCGTAGTGCAATTAAAAAAGCAAAGGAAGAATGATGGAATACGATACAACAAACCGAGGCTCGCTCTTTAAGAACGACCGCAAAGACGATGCTAAGTTCCCTGACTACAAAGGTAGCATCAACGTAGATGGAGTTGACTACTGGCTATCAGCTTGGATTAAGGTCAGCAAAGATGGAAACAAGTTCATGTCTCTGTCTGTCAAGAATAAGAACGCTGATGCGTCTTTAAACAAAAAGCCAACCAAGTCTAAGCAAGAAGAATTTGACGATTCTGACCTGCCTTTTTAAGTTAATAGGGGGCTTAGTCCCCCACATCAAGGATAAACATGAACTACAGAGAAGCGTTTAAAAGAATATTTGTTATGCCTGACTTCCCAAGAGTTAGGGCTACAGACCCGCTAACTTCTTTTGAAGCAGCAGAGTCAATCAAGGAATCAGCAAACGACCATCACAATGTCATCCTAGAGTGCCTTAGAACGCATGGTGCGCTTGGAAAAGATGGCATTGCTAGTCTGACTAACCTAAATGGAAATCAAGTCGCTAGAAGGCTTAGTGAGATGAAAACACTAGGTCTAATCGAGTTAACTGGAAAGACAGTTAAATCAAACTCAGGAAGAAATGAAAGGGAATGGAAATGTCATACGCCTCAATAGAGATGAAGATAATTCAATGGGCCGAGGCTCGTAAAATTATCAAGCACAGCAACCCAGAGTCTCAGCTACTCAAAGCAGTATCAGAGATTGGCGAACTAGCTGATGCAACCATTAAACACGACAGAGAGGCCATTGTTGACGCTGTTGGAGATGTCATGGTCTGCCTAGTTAACTACTGTGCAATCCAAGATATAAACCTTGTTGACTGCATGGAAATTGCCTATGATCAGATCAAAAATCGTCAAGGTATATTGCTTCCAAATGGTGTGTTTAAAAAAGACCAGTAGTCTTGTTTCTGACATAAAGATGATCTAGCATTTGATTGCAACAATCGGTTGCGTCAGGAGATCATCATGAAATTTGAAATGGAATTTGGTTGGGTTGGGTCAGAGAAAATCGTTATCGAAACACATGACTTTGAGAAAATTCAGATCATTCAGGAATTTATTGAATTCCAAGAAGAGAATGGCTGGGCGGTTGACTATGAAGATATTGACGAACTTGAAGTTGAACTTGAAGAAGACACAGAAGAAGAAGAAATTGCAGAGTAAATGATTGGGGCTTACTTGGTTAACAGGTAAAGCCCCACATTACTGAAGCTGTAGCCGCTAAATACAATTGCCATATACACGTTGCCTCTTAGCAGTTGTTCTACCGCTATAAACGCATAAATTGCCCCTACAAAAGCAATTAACCAAGCACTCATACTGTTTTATTCCTTATTTGACCCGATAAGGTCTAAAACGCACTTACGTCAATCACTTCACCCCTGAACTGGATGTGTCCTTCACTAAATGAATGGACAAGTTCAGGCCAAAGCAATTCACCATTAAAAAAGGTCAGAACAGCAAAGCCTGACCTGTGATTGTTAGGATTAAGTTCAGCGTATGTAAACTGAGGGCCATCAGGCTCGGCTAATGTGCCTGTATCCACTCCATAGCGTGTGCCGTTATAGTCATTGTATGGCGTGACTTTTAACGAATGTAAATGCCCTGTGATCATTGATACACCACTTGCAACAGTATTGTTATGCGTAGCGTGTATGCCGCCCTTATATCGGTGCTTGACAATCACTTTAGATGTAGGCCAGCACACCCAACAGAAATCCCAATCAGGGATATGGTCAGTTATCTTGAATCCAAGAACGTCTTTATATTGTGGTGCGTGTTGAGCAAGTCTATTTGCAAATCGTGCGTCATGGTTTCCCCATGTATGGATTAAGCGAACATTGTGGCGTTCTGCCTTGGCACGTTCTTCAATCTCACCTAAAGCAGCCTTGCAAGCATTTAGTTCTTGGATAACAGTCGTTGGGGCTTCATCAGTTACATCGTGACGGCTTATGGATGCGCCATCGAAGCTATCCCCATTAGCAATAATGGCTTTAGGCTTGAGATTTTCAATTGCCCATAGAAGACCTTTATAGGCTGTTGTACGCTCCGCAGGAATAAAGTGAGCATCCGAGAAAACAATAACAGTACCATCAAGAATTCCAAGATCAATTTGTTTTAGCGGTGAGTAAGAGGCTTGTCTAATATCGTATTGATTACTTCTTGGGTCAGAACTAAACAACTTGATGTTGTAAAGAGATTCAATGTTTCGTCTGCGGTTATGGACATTACGAATAGCAACACCTAAGTATCTTGCGAGTTTTGTTGCAGACTGATACTTCTCCCACATAGCAATGAATTCATCATCTGTGCAGGTTTGATTATGTGCGCCCATCAAAATCCTTTATGAGCAGTCGCTCAAGTAAGTTAATCACCCTATGCTCTTGTTTGTCTATATCTTCCTGTGAAGATTTAGGGTCTTGAGCAACAGTTAAAAGATCATGCAGCAACACATGGAGAAGTTCATGCAATGCTGTGCAACTCAAAGTCTTTTCATTGATTTGTTCAGAACCGAAGTCACCTAGTCGGTATATGGCAAGCCTTGCACTCTCGTTAAACTCAACAGAGGCCATCGCCTGTTTAGCTGGCTTTAAGCCCTTCTCAATTCTCCAATCACCAAGATTCAATATCTCTTGCCACTTCTTCACGCATTGTGCAAAGTATTGTGCGTCTTCAGTTGATGGAATGTTAGGCATAGCCGAGACATTAGACTTTGTTTATGTCAACTTTATTAAACAAAAGGTCTAGTGCCTGACTTGTCGATAATTAGTGCTTGCTTTCGTGGTTTTCCATCAACAGTATTGGGAATACTCAGATGTGTCCACCTGTCGAACTCTCTTATAACTTGGTCAAATTTGAGGTCTGATGCAATGATTGCTCTGACTACTTGGTCTGGTGTTAATTGAGGAACTCGGAAATCCACAGCAGCCCCAATCCTATGCTGAGAACTATCACGACTACCCACTCCATCATTTGTTTGCTTACTGCGAAAACCAGATGAAACAATGATTGGTTTTCCTCCAAGGACTTGTTTAACGTCTTCAAGGAATTCTGCGAGTCGTTTAAGGTTTTCAAGTTCTTGGTCATTTGGTGTGTTATCCCATCCATTGCGCTCTGCAATCTCTGAAAATGTCAGTTCTTCTAAAGAAAAATGTTCAGTTAACTTCACTTTTTCACCCTATCGGTTATTTTCTCAAGTGTTCTGCCACCAAAGTAGAACGACATGACCAACATACCCCATTGACCAAGCAACTCGACATAAGCACCACGAGTCTCATATTCAAAGATGGAGGCAATGGCAAAGCCAGAATAGGCAATTAAAAGAAATATAAGGGTCATAGGGCGTATGTTCTTGGATAGCCAAGAGTCAGATGCCATATCCGCCTGAACACGCTGTGTGAGGTTATTTTGCTCAGTCTTGTATAACTCGGTTTCGTTAGCCATCTTTGCTAACTCACCATCTTGAGCCATCTTAGCCAAGTCCATCTGCGCTTTAGCTTTAGCTTCAGGGTCAGGAATGAGCTTATCAATGAGCTTGCCGCCAATGTTTAAAAGTGAATCTAGTCCAATCATTTCTTATCCTCAGTTTGATTTAGTTTGATACCTGACAAGAAGCCAATCATGCCTCCAATCAAAGTAGAAAAGGCTGGGCTAATCATCTTGAAGATTTCAGCGTTGTCCACCTCTTTAGCCCACAGGCCAAGCATGAAAGAAATGACCATCGCTAGTACAGAAACGCAAAGCGTAATGCTGACCATGAAGGTTACATAGAACGTCAGTTTGTCTTTAATGTTTTCCATTTAACCCTCACACAAGTTTGTCAATGTTACGTTTAAGATTTGCAATATCAATGTTCAAAGTAATCTGTCTCATTCTGAATTGATATATCTCGTATTCGTACTGGTGAAACTTCTCTACTTGCTTGTCAACCTGAACTTGATTGGCACGTTCAGCATTTTGTCTCTCAATCCTTTTGACAAACACTTCTCCCTGAGTCGATGCCATCGGCTGAACTATGGGATACCATTTGTCAAAGCTGACCTTCACTTCTTTTCCCTTTCAACTGCCCTTGCGTAATAGTAGAGAACCTTTCCCCTTAATTCTTGGCTGTCTGCCGTACCTACCCAAGCTGCCAGATTATTCCAAATACCAACAAGTTGCTCAGATGAGCAGTTATCACCATTCGTAGTGAGCCAATCCAACAATCTTTGATGTCTCTCAGATGGATTACCCAACCAAGTCAAAGAATAAAAATCTGAGATTACACAGGGTGCTTTGGCACTTACAAAGAAAACAAAGAAAGCAACTAAAACAATAAGCCGCTTCACATAGCCTACTTTTTAATCCATGTCTGCCAAACAGCACCCGCAGCCATGATTAACCCGCCAATCCACAGAATAGGTTTAGCGGCTGAAGCAACCCACCCAAGCACTTTAAAAGCCCCTTGAAGCGCATCAAACGCCTCCACAAGCCCTTTAGTGTTCTTGTCTATGCTATCTACCTTACTTTCGACTTCAACGAGCCTGTCGTAGATTTGCTTGTGGGTCACTTCATCCATGATTACTCCGCGTCTTTAGAAAGTTGAGTTTCGGCTTGCTCTTTAATTTTGACTAACAATGGCCACACACCACTAGATGATGGCAATTGACCAAGAGCTTGCAAAATAAATTGCACTTCATTGACTTCTAATTCAAGTTTCATGCTTGACCCCAAGGCGTACCAGTAGCTTTAACAGGATTCTTCAGCAAAGCAATCTGAGCCGCCAATGAAGCCTCTGTCGCTGACTTGTCGATAGCGTTCCACACCCATTCCAATACAGTAGCTTCTGTAAGGTTTGCATAGGGAATTGCAGGAGTACCTTCAGGCCATGAGACTGTTGCGTAGGCAGAGGCAGAGTGTTCTCCATCTACTGCTACTGCTGTCCAATGTGCAGTTGTGACAAAGCCTGTAGCTACGTCACGATCAAGGGTTGAGATTTTCCAAGTGGTAGTCATGATTTTCCTTTAAAGATTAGCGGCATCCAAACGTGCCTGAAGTGAAACGATTATTGCTTGTTGCTCTTGGATGCACTTCATCAGCGCATATTGCAAATCTGTCTGGTAGATTGCTTTTAATGGAACACCATCTTTAGGTGTTTCACCAAAGCCAGTTATATCAACCAATTCAGGCGCAAC